GTTTGGCAGCTCACAGGTCGGCGAGATGTTTGACAGCTCACAGGTCGGCGAGATGCGGGACAGCTCACAGGTCGGCGAGATGTTTGGCAGCTCACAGGTCGGCGAGATGCGGGGCAGCTCACAGGTCGGCAAGATGCGGGGCAGCTCACAGGTCGGCAAGATGTGGGACAGCTCACAGGTCGGCGTGATGCGGGGCAGAAGTACAGCCAAAGATTTTAAAAACTGGCCGAAGGTTAAAATATGGGTATCTCAAGAAGGTACATTTGAGATGGTGGCGCATCAGAACAAAAGCGAGGAATAACATATGCAGGAGCAGAAGAAAAACGAATCCTGGGGCGAATTCGAAGAGTTTTTCGCAACGGCAGTTATAAACCAGGCGAACAGGAGTACAAAAAGATGGTTCTTTGCATGGATGGTAACAACGGTGGTTTTATTGGTTACCAATGCAGTGTGGATATCGGTTGTTTTTTAGGAGGTGGATACGATGATCGAATGTCATGAGCGGAGACATCCGGCGGCGCTCAGTTATGTGGCTGTCATGAGCGACCCAGAGCGGGCAACGGAAGCATACGAAGAACATCAGCAGAACGAAGATAAGCTGTTTTGGCTTGCTATGATCTGCTGGACACTGACAGCCCTTGCGGTTGTCGCCCTGGCATGAATCGGAGGATGTGCCGAACGAACCGGGCGGCGGCGCTGACCGGCGCAAGCTGTTACACCGGGTACGCGAAGCCAAAGAAAAAGGCCGTCAGCTTGACGGAGCTGAACGGCCAACTGGTAAATAAATTACAGTTACAGTTTAACAGAGGTGGAGGTAAAAAGCAAGATGGTAAAAGCAAGCATTGAAAGTAATGGACATAAGGACACAATCACAGGAGACCTTATTATTATCCTTATGGCTACACAAAACGGCAAAGATGAAGGCATGGTAGAGTATTCGCTTGGCAGTATAGCACATGGAGAAGCCGACAAGGACGATTTTCCACTCATATTCGCATCATGGATTGATGAACTTTTTAAAAGTACTATGAGCGAATCAGATTACACCAAAGCGCTGCTTGATGTAAAAGAGGAGCTTGATAAGAGATACAAAAAGGCTGTCGAAGAGGAGAACGAAAGATTTCTCAATGAGGTTCTTGATAGGAAGGAAAATAAAAATGAACGATAATATGGTTATAATCCCGTATGAGGATTTTGCGAAGATGATGAAAACAGCGGGACGCGTTGAAGCGGCATTGGCTGTTTTGAGAACAGAAACGGGGAGCTATGTCAAATGCCAAGAGATGATTGCCATTCTGGATGGCGAAGAAACTACAGATCACGCCACCGTTTTAGGGAGTGTGCAATGTGGTGCGGAATAGGGCCGGAGGACGGCCACAGAGTTCCAGAATGCGAAGCATATGACTATGCAAAAGCGCATCTGGATGAAATGCCGGAGAAGGACAAGCAGCTGTTTGTGGAGTTTTTCTTCTCCGGTAACTGGGTAAAGGAGGAAGACTGTGAAGGAATTGAAGTTTCGCCTGCTTAAGGCATCAGAGATTGACTGCCGTATTGCTACGGTAAGCCAGAAAGGTGTATCTGTGTTGCTCTACAAGGATGCGCGTGTGGATCAGAACATACTGGATGAGACTGTAGGTCCGATGAACTGGCAGAGAAACCACAGCCGTGATAATGCGAACTGTACAGTCAGCTTGTGGGACGAAGATAAAAAACAGTGGGTATCAAAAGAAGATACCGGAACAGAGAGTTACACCGAAAAGGAAAAGGGCCTTGCATCCGACAGTTTTAAACGTGCTTGTTTTAACTGGGGCATTGGCCGGGAGCTTTATACAGCCCCGTTTATCTGGATACCTGCCGGAGATTGCAAAGTTACAGAGAGTGGCAGGACGGATGCCAGAGGTAAAGCGATTTATACATGCAATGATCGCTTTACAGTCAGCAGGATCGGATACGATGAGGAACGCAACATAAATGATTTGGTGATTAAGTGCAAAAACAGTGTGGTTTATTCTATGAGGAAAGTGGCAGCGGACGGAAAAGAGCTTCAGATGCCGGAGGAATTGGATGGGAAGTATGTAAATTCTCTTGCGCTGGAACTTAAGCGCACAGGGGTAAGCCTTAAGAGTATGCTTAAAAGCTACGCCGTAGCAGATGTGCACGACCTCAGCTTTGAACAGTATAAAGATGCAATGGACAAGCTCAGAACTAAGCCAGATGTAAAGCCATTAAATACTACGCCGCCGGATGATGCCGGAGATGGACTGCCCTGGAACACACCTGCGAGGTAGCCTATGGAGTGCAAGGGAAAACTGATAAATGCCGCCAAAGACTGGGTATCCGGTAAGTTCCGGCTGACATTTGAAATCGAGGACGATGTATCCGGCCAGATTGACGGCATTGCGGATAAGCCTCTGCGGATTAAGGCGGCACATTGGAGAGAAAAAAGAAGCCTTGACAGCAACGCATACTATTGGGTACTACTTTCAAAACTCGCCGAAGACCTCCGCATATCAAAACCACGGGCGCATAACATCATGCTGAGGGAATACGGTCAAGTGGAACTGGTGGACGGTTCCAGGTGCTATGTAAGAATCCCGGACACGGAAGAAGCCGAAAACGATGTGATGGAAAGAACGGTGTTTCACCTCCGCCCAACATCACAGGTGGTCGAAGGGAATGACGGAATCAACTACCGTACATACGTTGTTCTGATGGGGTCCAGCCGCTACGACACCGCTGAGATGTCGCACCTTCTGGATGGCCTGATTTACGAGTGTAAGGTACTTGGCATTGAGACAGCCACACCGGAAGAACTGGAACGGATGAAGCAGCTTTACGATCAGAACCGGAGGGAAGATGGCTAAGAGACTTTGGAGCGTTTTTACTGACGATATGGATCACTGCTACTTTACCGGCTCATCTGCGGTAGAGCGGCACCATATCTTTGAGAGCCGACAGGGGTTTAAGAAGAAATCCGAAGCAAGAGGGTTTGTGATACCGCTGCGGCCAGACCTACACCCAAATGGGGCAAGATTCATCCGATCGGAAGAGAATTTAAAGATTGACCGGATATTGAAACAGATGGCCCAGACATACTACGAGGAGCATTACGGGAGCCGTGATGACTTCCGGCAGGAGTTTGGCAAATCATATTTATGATGTATAGCCGCAAGGCTTTACATATAGCTCATGGCTTTGATTAATGTGTCACGACAGTATATTGATGCCATTGATATTGCCCCGCACGCTGATATCTGCCCTGCGGGGCAGAAAGGAGGGCTATGGACTTTAAGGTTAAATCTGCCGCAACAGCGGCTGTATATAATGCTATAGGCGTAGGACGTGAGAATGCCACAAGCCGCGGTGACCTGGTAAGGCAGACGGGCCTCCCAGATCGTGCGGTAAGGCGGGCAATCGAAATCCTTAGATATGATCGTCCCATCCTTACTGCGGACAACGGAAAAGGTTATTACATCCCCTTATCAAACGATCAGGGACGGAAAGAAGCTGAACGATGGGTAGAAACACAGAATCGCAGATGCAAAAGCATAAAAACAGCAGAAAGAGGAGCAAAGCGCTTTGCGAAGCAAGGCATCAAGAACGGCCAGATAGTCGGTCAGCTTTCCCTCTTTGGAGGTATTGGAAATGGGTAAAGCACAGAGAGAAAAGGGAGCTAGGGGAGAAAGGGAGCTTGCCGGGATACTCCGTGAGGAGGGATATGACACCAGAAGGGGGCAGCAGTATTGCGGCGCAGCGGGCAACGCTGATGTGATCGGTCTCCCTGGTATCCATATTGAGTGTAAGCGGGTTGAGAAACTGAATCTTCTGGATGCAGTAGCACAGGCGGTGCATGACGCGCTTCCTGGCCTGCTTCCGGCGGTATTCCACCGGCGCGACCGCTGTGAATGGTTGGTAACCATGCGGCTTACCGACTGGATCCAGATTTACAGAGAGTGGGAGGCCGGAAGAGATGAGAGATAGCTTGATATTTTACAGCAGCTTTGCAAAAGCTATAAAACGCCTACCGGACGCAGAACAGCTTAAGGCACTGTGGGCCATCATTGACTACGGCCTAGAGGATATGGAACCGGAAGATGACGGCTGTACATATATGGCTATCTTTGACATGGCAAAACCCCAGATTGATGCCAATATCAAGCGTAAGGCTGATGGGGCGAAAGGTGGGCGTCCGGCGAAACAAACCTACACGGAAGAAACCAGTGGTAATGAAGATGAAAAACCAGTGGTTAAGAAGAAAAAGAAAGAAGCAAAGCCGGAAGATAACAGCCCTGTTGTTGGGAATGTCGAACTGAACGATGGTACTACATATGGTGTCACTGAAAAAGTCTTATCAGAACTACAGAGCCTTTATCCGGCTGTGAATGCTGAACAGGAGCTTCGCAACATCATTGGATGGTGCAACGCCAATCCGAAGAACCGGAAGACCCGCAGCGGTGTTATGAGGTTTATCAATAGCTGGTTCTCCAGAACACAGAACAGCGCACGGAAGAGCGAGCAGCAGAAAAAACAGAACGCATTCTGCAACTTCGAGGACCGCGGGACCGACTACGATGATCTGGTAAACAACAGCGTAAAGGAATGGATTGGAGGGGACACATGATAAAGCTTTTAAAAGGTTTTGATATCCGCGTGAGAATCATGAGCGCAGAACATAAGCATCACAGATTCTGCGGTACCGTGATCGGCAGCTATGATGGTGTATACGGTGTGATGTTGGATACCGGAGAGTATGCGGATATTCCGGCAGAACAGGTGCAGGTAATAATGGTAAAGGAGAACATCGTAAAAGCTGGAGGGCTGAGCTGAATGGATTTTGTATTAATTGAAAAAGAGAAGACCGAAAAAATTGACCGGCTGCTGGAACGCTACGGGCGGATCCAGCGCCGGAGAGCCTGGCACAAGCGCAGCAGGTCAGGAAAACGGAAGTAAATTCTATGACTAACTTATGACTTTCTATGACTAAGTTCAATTAAGAATGGAGGAAAAGATGGGAAGAGAATTAAGGCGGGTTCCACTGGAATTCGACTATCCACAAAAAGAAGTGTGGTACGGTTTTTATTTAGGCGTCCAGACTTGCATGGGAGAGAAACACTGCTTGCAGTGCAAAGAAATGGCAAAAATCAAAGGCATACCGATGACAAGCTATGGATGCCCGGATTTTGAAGAATACCTAAAAGAACCATTGGGGAAACTCAAAGAATTACTTGATCCGCCGACTGGCGAAGGGTATCAACTGTGGGAGACAACATCAGAAGGAAGCCCGAGTTCTCCGGTTTTCGCATCTCTGGACGATCTTTGCGAGTGGTGCGAAAAAACGCGACCACATTCGGGTCATACACAGCAACAAAAGAAGAATGGAAACAAATGTTGACAGAAAACTTTGTCTATCACAAAAAGGGCGGAGTGGTGTTTTTATAATTAAGAGTCGGAGGACGAAGATGAACGGGAGACAGAAAAAGAAGAAATTCAGAAAATTCATATTAGCATGCGAGGGATATCGGAAAAGAAGAGAAGAGGCGAGAAGAGAAAATATAGAGTGGAGAAAAGACTCTAGAAAAATACGCATAAGCTTTTGGTACGGTCAGAAATATAGCTGGCCAAACCGATACCGCAATAAAACTGTTTGCAGAAAACATCTTGAATTAACTACGAACGGGCTGGCAGAACGGTGGCTATATTAAGATTGGAGGATGTGGATTATGAGTGAAAAATGGCAGTTTGTGCATGATGTTCGGGGTGGGTGGTGGCTGAGACTTACCAGTGATGAGGATATTGTCAGGTACATAAAAGCCACAAATGACAGATATGATGGGGCTATGTGCAAAGCGGTGCACAGCCCTATCGAATCCATGTCTTTAGAAGAGCGCATTAAGGCACAGATAAACGGAGATAGAAATTATATATTGCTGCAAGCTGGTACGATCATGGCTCAGAAATGCAATGTCACGCTTTATGGAGCTTTTGAAAAACTTCAGACAGAATTTTGTATGGCGCTTCACCGGGATGTGGCTGAGAATGGCGAAACATTCGTTAATCCGGTAGGCGGAAAGACTTTTTCACTTAAATACGATCAGTTTGTATGGCGTAGTCATCTGGCGTTCCCAGATTACAGTAAAAAGGATATTCGTATAAAGCGGTTTGACGGAGGTGCTCATTTCTATGCCTATCTTGGGGATACGCAGTTAAGAGATGGCGAAAAACTAAAATGGGATACTTACAGCGAAGCTTATGATTTCGCATCTGCAGTTGTTAATTGAATTAAGATGAGGTGATGGAATGAAAAACTATGAAAAAGATTTTGAAGACCAAAGAAAAGCTATGGATGAGAGACAGGCAAGAGCGTATGATTTGGGTCAGATTAATGCATTAAATACACTAATCAGAGCAGTGAATAACGGGCTTTGGGACTCGATGACATATGAGAATGTTGTATTGATGAGAGATAAGCTGATGCAGGCGATGGAATCAGATTAAGATTAAAGCAGCTAAACAAAGGTTTTATGAGAGCGAAGAGGGACAGAAAATCATAGTGGAAAGGCTGGGTGGTAGATGAAAGTATCAAAAACAACCATAAGGAATTACGAAATCTATGATTGTGCCAAGTGGCGGAGTACAATCGGAGAAACGCTAATGTTCCGGCAACAACACGGAATTAAGAAAAGAGGGTTAGATAAATGCTTTGCGTGTGGATATAAGTTCGGATCCGAGGAAAAACCATATCTGGGTTTCATCAAGAATCATTCTAACCAATTCATCTGCCGGGAGTGTGCTATGAAAGTAAATCCGGAACGTGTTAGATATTCGGAGGAAAACTGATATGAAATCGTGGTATTCAAATAGCAATGATATAGAAATGAAAGACGGAAGCAAATGGAAAGAGTATAGGGTTGTATTTGAAACGGATTCAAAGGAACTGAAATTAAGATTGTGAGGAATGGAAATGAAAATAGCTTGTGAAAGATGCAATAAGGTTATGGATGCTTATTTTAGAGATAAATATGAAAAAATCAAAATGAATGATGAAGAAAAAGTGCTTTGTAAAGATTGCTATAAAATGTTACAAAGTTGGATGTACGAACAGGAAAAGTGGTTAGAGAAACCTATGTAAATTAAGATTTGGAGAAAAAATATGAAATGTAAAAACTGCGGCCATCTGGTAAGTGAAGGATATGAATATCCAGAATACTATTGCGAATTGGGAATAGCAGACAATCCACAATATGAAAAATATGATACTGGAGAGGGCTGCACCGTTCCCAAAAAGAAAAGAGCAGAAATTTGTAAAACACTTGATGGCCTTTGGTGGGATGAATCAAAAAATTAAGCATGAATTTAAACTGAACTTTAACGGAGGTAGAAAAAATGGCTTATGGCTATAAGAATTTATCAAAAGCACAAGAAGATGCAATACGAATTATGAAAGCACATGACAATACTTTGGTAAAAAGAGACGGATTTTGGACGTACGAAAATTGTGAATTTCATGAATGTCGTAATGGAAACGATTTGTTGAAAATTCCAATTTATAGTTGTCAATTAACAACATTAAGAGTGCTTGCACGAAGAAATGTGATTACTCTTGATGAAGATAAAGGTAGTTGTAAATTAAACTGAAATTTAGGAGGTGAGTCAGACGGCGGTAACTATTTACAGCGTTAAGAAAAATGAGCAGTTTGTTGGAATGCACACTGCAAAAGAGATTGCAAACCTGCTTAAGTGCAAAGAGGGAACCGTTGGCGTATATGCCAGGAATGGCTTGCGGCTTTATGGTGAGTATGAATTTAAGGCAGTAGACAGCAAGCCTTTGGCGAAAGAAATGCGCAGGTTATCTGTGGAATATGAAAAGGTGAGGACTCAGTTATTTAACAGCCGGTATGATTTGAGTAGAATCAAGATCATACCAGAAATGGAGCCAGAGGATGAGAACAAGGGAAGCAAAGATGTCTGATTATGACGTACCCAAAGAGGACGAATCCAAGCTTGACACTTACTGTCGCAGCCCGGATCCTGAGATAAAGCTTATCCTTTTTGGATGCGCGATATCAAAGGCTCCCGGCATGGAGATAGTGATATACGAGAGCCTGACAGCAAAGGATCCGAAAGAAGCTGGATATTACAGCCTATTGAGAAAAGGCCGGGACATTCCGGCCAAGACCGATGATTTTTACGGATACCGCCGGAAGGTCAAGGCAGAGTTTTACCATAGACTGAAACTCTTCGGCCTGTGGAAATACAAGTAAGGAGGAAAATAGGACAAGATGATAAACGGAGAACTTATTGTAGATAATTTTGCTGGGGGAGGAGGGGCTAGCACGGGTATTGAGGATGCAACAGGTTGTTGTGTGGACATAGCCATTAACCATGATCCGGAAGCTATTAAGATGCACAAGGCTAACCATCCGTACACAGAGCATTACATTGAGGATGTTTGGCAGGTTGACCCGGTAAAGGTGTGCAATGGGCATCCAGTGGGTCTGGCATGGTTTTCACCGGACTGTAAGCACTTCTCCAAGGCCAAAGGTGGAAAGCCGAAAGATAAGAACATTCGTGGTCTTGCATGGGTAGCTTGTAGATGGGCTGGATTGGTGAGACCGCGGGTGATCATGTTGGAGAACGTCGAAGAATTTAGGACATGGGGGCCGCTAAACCGTGCTCATCATCCGATCAAAGCAAAACAAGGTGCGACATTCCGGAAGTTTGTGCAACAGCTCACAGAACTTGGATACGAAGTACAGTTCCGGGAACTTGTAGCGGCGGATTATGGAGCGCCGACAATGAGAAAGCGTTTCTTCATGATCGCGAGATGTGATGGTAAGCCGATTGTATGGCCAGAGCCTACACACGGACCGGCAGACAGCGCGGAAGTGAAACAGGGATTGCTTAAGCCGTATGTTGGAGCATATACACAGTTGGACTTTTCGCTTCCGTGCCCGTCTATCTTCGACACATCGGAAGAAATCAAAGAGAAATACGGTATCCGGGCAGTAAGACCGCTCGCAAAGAAAACGATGGATCGTATTGCACGTGGCGTAAAAAAGTTTGTTTTAGACAATCCAGCGCCATTTATAGTGCCGATAGGATATGGAGAGAGAAAGGGACAGTCGCCGAGAATCCATGATATAGACAAACCATTGCCAACTATTGTTGGAAGTGGAAAACACTATTTATGTGTTCCACTGCTGATCCAGTATCATTCCGAAACCACAAAGGATGAGGTCCGCGGACAGGGGATTGAAGCGCCGATTATGACGGTGGACGGATCGAACCGATACGGTCTGGTGACATCCTTCATCAGCAAATTTTATAAAAGCGGCACTGGACAGGACATTCGCGACCCACTTCACACGATCACTGCCGGAGATGGACATTTTGGAGAGGTCCGAGCTTTTTTAACGAAATATTATGGATCTGGAACCGGACAAAGCATTGAGGATCCGTTGGATACCGTAACAGCGAGGGATCGCTTCGGCCTTGTAACACTATATGGAACGGAATATCAGATAGTTGATATTGGGCTGCGTATGCTCGAGCCAAAAGAATTGTATGGGTGCCAAGGTTTTCCAGAGGACTATATCATTGATCGAGACTGTGATGGAAAGACATATAAGCGGAGTGAGCAGGTACGGCGCTGCGGCAACGCTGTTTGCCCTCCAATCCCTACGGCACTGGTACGGGCGAATCTCATGGAACTGTGTGTTGCGAAGCGGCTGCCGAATTGTAGGTTTGACCGATTGAAAGAAGAAACAGGAGGCCAGCTACGTTTTGCGTAAGGAATGCATATGGAAGAGAACACAATAACGACAGTGGAGTGCCGGAAACTGCGGGAACTTATCCGTGATATCACAAGCGGGCACATTCTTACCCATGAAGAAGCTGAGAAGGCATTGGAGGAGATGCGAAAATGAAATTTAAAGAGTTTGTGAATTGGTGCAATGAAAGAGCATGTGATGGATGCTGGGGAATGCTAACAGCTATGGCGAGCATTGATTTAATACAACAGGTTAGAAAAATCCCTTTCTGGAGAAGAGAGAAGTTTTGGAAAGAAAATTACGAACATCAGGTATTAGACGAGATTGTTAATCCGATAGAGAAGAAACTGGAGGAAATGGGAAAATAATGTAACGTTGAGGTGGGGACAACAATAAGTGCTCTGCATGGTAACATGGAAATAGAGAAACCATGACCATATGGGGCATTTTTTATTTGGAGGTGAGTACATGGGAAAGGCACCAAAATACACAAGTGTCAAAGAAGTAGAGGATAAAATAGCACAGTATTTTGAAAAGTGTAAGGGTTATCCATTGACCGATGATGAAGGAAAACAAGTCTATAACAAATTCGGCCAGCCTATTTTTGTGGACGTTCACCCGCCAACAGTAACGGGACTAGCATTAGCGTTAGGATTTACAAGCAGACAAGCACTGCTGAACTATCAAGCAAAACCACAGTTCGTTGACACGATAACGCGCGCAAAAGCCAGAGTAGAGCAGTATGCAGAGGAAAGACTGTTTGACCGTGATGGTTCCAATGGCGCACAATTTAGCTTGAGAAATAACTTTAAGGGCTGGGACGTTGATAAGAGAAATGATGATTCTGGAGATGGGAAGATTACGATTGTAAACAATATTCCGAGACCGGAGAAACAGGATGGAAAGTAATGCTGTCAAGCTAAACGAAATCATAGCCCCGGCTTTTTATGATGTGTTCTGGGATGTATTAGACGGAAAGCATACCTATTATGATTTATACGGCGGGCGAGGTTCTACGAAATCTTCTTTTGTTGGAACCATGATTCCATTCCAGATGATGCAGGATGCAGAAAATGGGGATTTTACGAATGCAGTGATATTCCGCAAGGTTGGAACCACACTCCGGGAATCGGTATACGAACAGATAGCGTGGGGAATTGATGCACTGGGAGCAAATGATTTGTGGAACAGCAGCCTAAGCCCTATGCAGTACACTTATAAGCCTACTGGGCAGAAGATCATATTCAGAGGTCTGGATAAGGCAAAGAAGACCAAGTCCATTAAAATAAAACGTGGATATTTCAAATATCTTTGGTTTGAGGAGCTTGACGAGTTTGCCGGAATTGAAGAAATCCGAACGGTGCAACAGTCGGTTCTCCGTGGCGGGAGTCAATTTATTGTATACAAGACATTTAACCCGCCAATCAGTCGAAGTAACTGGGCGAATGTATATGTGAGCGAGCCGAGGGTGGACAGCTATAGGCATAAGAGTGATTACAGATCTGTCCCGACTGAATGGCTTGGACAACAGTTTATTGATGATGCGGAACATCTGAAAAAGACGAATCCACGAGCTTACGAGCATGAATATTTAGGACTTCCGGTTGGGCTTGGAACAAATATTTTTGATCTATTGGAGATTCGGACAATAACAGACGAAGAGATTCAGAAGTATCAAAGTATTTACCAGGGGCAGGACTGGGGCTGGTATCCAGACCCCAAAGCTTTTATTCGTTTGGCTTATGTGCCTAATAAAGAAAAGGTTGTTTTGCTTGATGAGCTAGGCGGTTGCAAGATTAGAAACGCTGCAATGGCTGACGAAATAAAAAAGAAGCAGTATGACGATTACGTTATATATTGCGGAGTTGATGAGGAAGAAAGCATTGTCGACTTCCGAGATGCAGGTCTTCCGGCGCGCAGAGCAATCGTGACGCCTGGAAGCCGTAAATATACATTTGAGTGGCTACAATGCCGGACCCTAGTTATTGATCCGGAACGAACGCCGAGAGCATACAAAGAAATCATTAACTATGAACATGAGGTTGACAGCAATGGAGAAGTTATTGCGGACTATCCAGACGGAAATGACCACTGGATAGATTCCATCAGATACGCCACCAGTCCACTATCCATGAGAAGGGGGAACAGTGCATAATGTGTAAATTTTGCGATGAATTAAACATTTTGAACAACTTTGTTGGATACAAATATGGGTGCCAGATTTACGCGACTTCTTACTATACAAAAGCAGGGGTTACATCTCAACCATTTGACCTTAATTGGTGTCCTGTTTGCGGAAAAGGGATAAAGAAAGATTTGAAGAAGGGAACGGCAAATAAAGTCACACATGTTATTGTTGGCGAAACCGTAATTCCGGCAGGGAATCTTATCAGTGTAAACGCAAGCTATGGCGAGGTTGAGTTGGAATACAGGGACGATATCGAAAAAGGCGTGGTGCGAACTGTAAAACTCAATGCTCCATACGGTAGCACTGGGGTTATTGTAGACGATACAGGTGAGGAATAAATGGGAATCTTATCAACGATAAAAAGGTGGTTTAGCATGATATTTAAACGGCAGGCAGAGAACGACTTTGATGTGGAATCCATCGTATCTCCAGAGATGGAAAAAGCTATAGATCAGTGTGCGAAGATATACCACGGTCAGCCGGAGTGGTTGGACGATGATGAGGGCATTAAGACCATCAACTTTGCAAAAGCGCTTTGCTCTGAAACTGCCCGCCTGGCAACACTGGGTATCGGAATACATCTGGAGGGCAGCGCCCGTGCAACGTGGTTGCAGCAGCAGATAGACCTTGTCTATGCGAAACTCCGCGACTGGGTGGAGTATGGATGTGCATACGGAACCGTGTTTTTGAAGCCAAACGGCACAAGTCTGGATGTATTCACCCCGGCGGACGTGCTGCTTGTTGATTATGACAACTTGGATGTGCGCGGAATCATCTTCAAGGACAGCTACCAGTCCGGGAAGAAATGGTACACCCGCCTGGAGTATCACAGGTTTGTGGAGACGGTACAGGATGGCGTGACGCTCTACCCCTACTATGTGAGCAACCGGGCATACGTTTCTAAATCTGCCGATAGCCTTGGTGATCCGGTGCCGCTGACGCAGACGAAATGGGCTGATATGTTGGAGGACACGCCGCCGATTCTTAAAGCATCCGGGGAGCCGCTGGACAAGCCGATGTTTGGTGTCTTCCGCACACCGCAGGCCAATAACGTAGATATATCGTCCCCACTTGGGCTGCCGATATTCCGCGAAGCCGTAGAAGAACTGAAAGACCTTGACATAGCATACAGCCGGAATGCGGGAGAGATATTTGACAGCCAGAAAATCATACTGGCAGATGACAGACTGATGTATGAGAGCGGGCAGAAGATAAAACACAGTGGCCCGGCGGACGCGGTTGGTCTTCCGCACTACGTTAAAAATGTATTCGGCAACGATACAAAGGAGTTTTACCAGGAGATTAACCCACAGCTTAATACCGAAGTCAGAATCAAGGGCATCAATAACCTGTTAAGCCAGATTGGATACAAGGCCGGATTCGCGAACGGGTACTTTGTCTTTAACGAGTCCTCTGGCATCCAGACGGCTACAGGCGTGGAAGCTGACCAACAGCGCACCGTCCAGTTTATCAAGGATGTACGCGATCAGTTGGAAGCGTGCCTTGATGCCACCATATACGCACTTAACGTATACGCAGACCTTTACAACCTGTCACCTGTAGGGCCTTATGAGGTTACATATGACTTTGGTGACATCCTGTATGACCGGGAAGCGGATCGGAGCCGCTGGTGGCAGTATGTTACGCAAGGCAAGGTTCCGGCGTGGTACTACTTCGTGAAGTTCGAGGGCATGACGAAAGAGGATGCGAAAGCAATGGTTGATGAAGCACAGCCGGAAGAAAAAGGGCTGTTTGATGAAGAATAGGAGGTATGGAGATGATAAGTAACTGTGGGCATGATGAGCGCGGCAAGTATTCCGGCGGCAAGGCAGGAGATCAGAAAGGTGACGAGTGGGCCGTTATCCCGTGGTATAGCCGCCCGTGGGGCGTTATGCTCCGGCACCCAAACGCTACGGTAGGGAAAAAGATTGCTGATCTTGCGGAAAGAGCGGCGAAAAATGACCATATCGGCTATGACCAGGGAGACCGTTACACATTCTGGCAGCAGCTGAAAGCATCCGGCTATGACCCGGCGAAGATCACGGTTGACTGCGAAGCGGACTGTAGCTCCGGAGTTGCGGCACTGGTAAAGGCTGTTGGATATCTGATGCAGGACAAAAAGCTCCAAGGAGTGAGCGTCTACTGTTATACTGGCAACCTTCGGGCGGCACTGGTAAAAGCCGGATTTAACGCATATATGGACAAAGAGTATCTCAACGGAGATTCATATTTGCAACCGGGTGACGTGCTGCTGCTGGAAGGGCACCATGTGGCGGTAAATCTGACTGAGGGAAAGAATGCAACCATAGGAACGCTTTTAACGGGATGGAGAAAAACATCTGATGGCAAGTATATGTATTTCTCTGACGGCAAAGCCTTAAAAAACCGCTGGGAACTTATCAACCATCACTGGTACCTGTTTGGCGCAGACGGCTATATGCTGACCGGGTGGCACAGATGGGACGGACACAACGTAGATCCAGAGGGCAACACCGGGGACTGGTACTATCTGGATGAGACTGCCGGGGGAGTACTGGAGGGTGCTTGCTGGCACAGCCGGGACAATGGAAGCATGGAAATATGGTATGTAGAGTAGAGGAAGCAGTAGCAATGGTCAAAGAAGATCAGCCAGACGAACCAACATTATTCGGAGAGGAGCAAAAAGATGGCAGACAAACCAGTAACAAGGGAAGAAAAATATCTTGCGTACTTGACAGGTGATTACACGGGCGGACTCCAGAAGCCAATAACGAGAACGGAGAAGTATTTATACGAATTATGTTTAAAAGGAATTGGCGGGGACATCTCGCCGGAAGAAATCAAGAACGCAGTAAATGAGTACCTTGAAAAGAATCCAGTCAAACCTGGTGCTACAACAGAACAGGCACAGCAGATCGAGCAGAACAAGACGGATGTTACTTCGCTGAAAAAGGAAACTAGTTCACTAAAGGAAGATTTAGAGATTTCACTATTAGAAAACGACAGACTATATGAAGGTACAAATCTTGCCGAAAAATTCAAAGATGAAATCGCTAATTACTCAGACATCTGGCAGTGGATCAAAGCCAGAATCAAGGCAGGAAACTTTGCGGGTATTCATGTAAATGATTTTATCCGCTGGCAGACCACAAACAATAAATGGATCGAGTCACGCGTCGCCGGTATCAACACCTATAGGAGGTACGGTGACCGTGAAGTGTCAAACCACATCGACTTCATCAGTAAAGACCTGTGGCCGACACTGCATGTTATGCAACCAGTCGATTATAATAATGGCGTAATTCCTATTGAAAACTTGTCAGGTGATGGTACAAAAACAGCATTCGTCTTAACAAATGAAATGGCTGGCATTGCGTCTGTTACGATTGGCGGTACTGCGGTGACAAGCTACACATACGACATTGACACTCACACAATCACTTTTACCGAAGCACCGGCAACAGGTACAAACAATATTGTAGTGACCGGAACTGGTTCTATGTACTCATGGTTATCATCAGACCTGTATCTGTACGCAAACAGCCTTAGGGGGCATGTGCCGAGTGGCACAAGCAAAACATCACCTGTTAAGCTTGTTGATTATCGGAATGATGGCATTTGGCCTAAATTACCGGATGAATTAAAGGCTGTAATTGTAACTAAACGTGTATTACTTCCGAAACGATATTCCGCGTCAGGGGTGCTGTCAAGTACCAACGACTGGGGATGGGAGGGCGTGGGTAAGCTCTGGATTCCGTCCGAAGTAGAAGTGTACGGATGTGGTGTGTGGGCGAATAGTACATGCGATAAAGGTGGATTTGTCCAGTATCCGATATTCAACTGCAATATGAGACGTGTAAAAGTACTGGGTGACGGAGGTGGCCGCGCCAACTGGTGGCTGATCTCTGCTAAGGATGGCAACACCGGCAACTTCTGTTATGTCGGCAGCAACGGTGCTGCCAACGCTACCAGTGCTTCCGCCACCTGGGTGGGGCTGCCCGTCTGCTTCCGAATTGCATAGTGAAAGGAGATTAAATCTATGAATTATAAAGCTGAAATAGTAGCTCTAAAAAGTTTACTTGCTGACACTGATTACAAGGCATTAAAACATGCTGATGGTGCAATGAGTGATGAAGAATATGAGCCTGTTAGAGTACAAAGAGAAGAATGGCGCAGACTTATCAATGAGTATGAAGAAAAAGTGAAAGATATGGATGAATCGGAGTTTATGTAATTAACTAAAGAGGGCTTTAGTTGACTAAGCGTCTTATGACCATTGCTTATGCTTCTCCCCAAAAAAAACAGCTGAAGACCGAAAGAGGTGATATATTATACTTAATCCAGAATATTTACGCCAGATAGCAGAGGGCAGCGAGGATATAGCATCTTCGCTGCATAGCTATATCCTAAACCGAATCATCGAAGCTATCATGATCCGGTTGGGGCGCGGGGAGAAGTACATACTCACATCATCCGACCGATGGCGCATCCAGATACTACAGGATGCCGGGTATATGTTGCAGGATATCACGCAGGAGATAGCCCGATATACAAAGTTACAGCGCGAAGAGGTAGCCGCCGCAATGGAAGAAGCCGGAGTAAAGGCTATGGCTTACGATAAGGCTGTATACGAAGCTGCCGGAATTACCACGGAAGCCCTAGAACAGTCTCCGGCACTAGTGCGGATACTTCAAAGGGATTACGAAGCCACTATGGGCGAGTGGTCAAATATGACAAGAACCACCGCAGAAGCCGCACAGAGCCTATTTATCAGTGAGTGCGACAATGCGTACCATAAGGTCATAAGCGGGGCTGTATCGTACATACAGGCTGTCAGAGAAGCTGTTGATACGGTTGCGCAGAATGGTGTTATAGTCCGGTATCCAACGGGGCATAGAGACACCATTGAGACGGCAACAGCGCGAGCGGTGCGCACCGGGATATCTCAGGCTTCCGGTGACATATCCATGCAGCGGATGAAAGAGCAGGAGTGGGATATAATCCTTGTATCGGCACACATCGGGGCCAGAACTGGAGACGGCGGGGCGAATCCTGGAAACCACCTGTGGTGGCAAGGCCAGTTTTATAGCCGAACCGGGCAAGACAAGCGCTTCCCTCCGTTTTCTCTGACCGGATATGGCACGGGAGAGGGCCTGGGCGGTTGGAACTGCCGTCACAGCTTTGGACCCGGTGACGGAGTGAATAATCCGTATAAGGATATCCAAACTGCGGACAACGAGCGCATGGAGAAGTTGGAGCAGCGGCAACGAGCCTTAGAGCGCAGAATCCGCAAAACAAAGCAAGCGGTTATGGGCCTACAGACGGCGGTAGAAAACTGCAAGGATGACGCACTGCGCTTCGAATTGCAAGCCGAGCTTGACAGGAAGTCTTATCTTTTACAAAAGCAAAATGCTGCATACAAGGATTACTGTAAGCAGAACGACCTAAGAGAATTACAAGACCGCCTCATGATAGCGAAGTGGAACCGCCAGAGCGCCGCAAAAGCCAGAGGAGCTGCGAAGCGATATAAAACAGCAAAGGGGATTGACTGATGGACAAATGGGAATATTTCAATCCGAACCCTGTTAAGGATAAGAGAACAGGAGATTGCGTTGTCCGGGCAATATGCAAGGCAACCGGTTTTGACTGGGAAACAGCATTCGCCGGATTAATGGTACAGGCATGTGCTCTGTCAGATATGCCGAGTGCAAATTATGTCTGGGGTGCGTACCTTAAAGACTTGGGATATCAGCGACACTTGATAGACGATCATGGACGTTATATCTATACAGTCAACGACTTCTGCGCAGACCATCCAACCGGCACATACATTCTCTGTATAGATGGTCATGTGGTGACGGTACAGAATGGCAAATATTACGACACCTGGGACAGCGGAGGCGAGATCCCAGTGTATTACTGGGAGAAAAAATAATACTTTAGGAGATAAACACTATGGAAGTGATTATACACTATGTAACTGCACACTGGGTCTCATGGCTGTTTGGCCTTATATCAGTATTGCTTTCTGGGGCATATCATAAATTATCGAAGCAATTAAAATCAGAGCGCACCCGAACAAATGCAATCAATGCGGGAGTTTTGGCGCTCCTCCATGACCGACTTTATCAGGCCTGTACCTTTTATTTAAAACGCAAATACTGCACCCTGGAAGACAGAGATAATCTTGAGTATATGTTTAAGCCATACAAGGCACTCGGAGGAAATGGAACCGGTGAGGATCTTTATAACAGGTGTTTGGCTCTGCCATATGAGCCAAGAGAAAGCGAGGTGTGATAGATCTCATCTTGAAAGTGTATGATTTTACAGTACCGGAGCTGAACCAGTTCCGGCAACTTGCGAATTTTACACCAGAAGAAAGAGCTTTATTCGAATACCGGGCCGCAGGTGTACCAATGGAGATCTGCGCAGAAAACATGAATGTCAGCCTTGCCACCGCGAAGCGGATCAGCCGCCGGGTAAATTCAAAGATTATTCGCATATGTGGAGAAAGCGAGAGTATGAGAAAATCTCTGTAAATAAGATTCTTCTATGATAATTAAGAGCGATAAGCTTGTGAATCAGGCTTGTCGTTCTTGTTTTATATATAACAGTTGCTTACGGGCATGTCAAGAGCAGGCGGTTTCCCGCCTGTCTTCTTAACCCTTCTTTTGCTTACTCGGGTAAGCGTCCTTCGTACATAATGCTCAGTTCTCCATAAACCTGAGCCCAATCACGGATGGTGGTAGTCCATTTTTTCGTAGCCTCAAAAGTAGCCAGATACAAGGCCTTTAACAGGGCGGTATCGCTTGGAAATACGCTTCTCTGACGGTTCAGCTTCCGGTATGTGGAGTTCAGTGATTCGATCGCATTGGTTGTATAAATGACCTTCCGGACAGTGGTTGAAAATTTAAAAATTGGAGAAACAGCATCCCAGTTGTCTTTCCAGCGTTTCATGGAATTCGGGTATTTCGGAGTCCATTTTTCAGTTACACGTTCCAAGGCAGCCAGAGCCTTCTGCTCATCAGCGGCCTGATAGATGGTTTTTAAATCTGCAGCAAAGGCTTTTCTGTCCTTGTCCGGAACGTATTTCAGGGTGTTTCTTACCTGATGGACAATACACCTCTGGTATTCTGTTTTGGGAAACGCAGCTGAAATCGCTTCTTTAATGCCTGTAAGGCCATCGGCACAGATGATCAGGATATCTTTTACTCCGCGATTTTTCAGTTCGTTCAGGACTGACAGCCAGTATTTCGCACTTTCATTGTCACCAATCGTAATCGTCAGGACTTCCTTTTTCCCCTCCGCATTAATGCCAAGAATAACATAGGCTGCAAGCTTACGAATGACTCCATTATCCCGCACAGAATAGTGGATCGCATCGATGTAAAGGATTGGATATACCTCATCCAATGGGCGGTTCTGCCAATCTTCAATCTGAGGAAGTATCTTATCCGTCACATCGGATATGAAACTTTCTGATGTTTCAAAACCATAGATATCTTCAATCGTTTCCGAGATCTGGCGAGTGGTCATTCCTTTGGCATACATAGAGATGATCTTCTGATCAATATCAGAAATATCTTTCTGACGCTTTTTCACCACCTGTGGTTCAAAGGTCGATTTCCGATCCTGTGGGACCTCGATTTCCATAGAGCCATATCGGCTGTTTACCTGCTTGTGTTTATAACCGTTACGATAATCGTCATTGTCAGAACGCTGGGATTTCTCATATCCAAGATGGTCATCCATTTCAGCCTCCATCATTTCTTTAATGGTGCCGCCCAGAAGATCTTTGAGTGCATCCTGGATATCTTCTGCGGTCTCGATATCGTATTCCTCGAGAAGCTGGCGGATGATGTTCCTTTTTCCTTCAGTCATTTCAACTCTGTGAACTGGTTTCTTTTGTTTTGCCATAGTAAAAGGCCCTCCTAATGATATTTATTGTATCATAGAAGGACCTTACTTAGGTTATTTTACAGAAAAAGTTTCATAGGCTCGAGAAAGCTAAAAGAAAAGAGCCTGTATCAATGGCTCTTTTCTTTGCTTTGGCCAATTCTTTTTTCAAAATCGTTGACTGCTGCTGTTATAAAGCTGTTTATTGACGAATAGCCAAGTGACTCAGCTACTTCTTTTATTCGCTCTTTTTCGCCCTTTTTTAAAACAAGGCTAATTCGGTCATAGGCTTTCTGGTTGTACCTATTCTTGACCTCCGCTGATGTTTTGCCCACTCTTTCCCTCCTTAACTTTTTCCAGTATCGGCTTGAAGAACCGCTCTTCCGCAGCTTTCCTCGCTGCCACTGCATCTTCAATATTATCGTACCGGCCCAGATTATAGTTTTTTCGTCTGAAAGTAATCTGTGCTGCCCATTTACCTTTTTCCTTGTTCCAGTAAACCCCTGTAAAACCAGATGTGTTGTTTTTAGACAACTGCGCTGTCAATGCTTCTGCCAATGTACCGTCTATATAGTGCTGTTTTTTTCGGTTTTCGTCGAGCGTAATCTTGGCAACCTCAGCAGTGTGTTTGCCACATGACCCAACTGTTTTTGCTTTGCCAATAGTGCGCTGGCAAGTTTCTCCACAGTCACATTTGCACTCCCAGATAAAACGGCCTTTCTCGTCTTTGCCTACTCTTTTAATAAAGGTTAGTCGTCCGGTCCTTTGGCCTGTCATATCAATGCTTCTATTGCAGCCGCACGATTTCGTGCGGCCAGTTCTTAACTTGTGGCCAGCAATATCTCTTACAGTACCGCACTCGCACTTACAAGTGTAGTACTTGTTGTTGCTAGAATCAGTTTTGTCAGAATCGCTCAGTACAGTCCATTTTCCGAATTTATCGCCCGGGCTTATCATGCGAGAGTCTCCAGGAGCTCGATAACATCTGCAATATTGCCAACATAAAAAGGCTGTTCCTTTCTATTCATTCCTGCGTAAAACTCGCCGTCTTCTGTATAAAAAACAATGTCGCTATCGCTGTAAACCTCAAAAGCTTTTTCAGTAAGCTCGCCTGTTCCTGTAAATTCATATCGTTCCATTAATACTCCTCCTATTTGATTAATGATTTTGGAATCCAGCAAATCCAGCCCTTATAAGACCCAACGACTTCTCCTGTAGATACTCTTACCTGGATTGCTTTTTCGGATTCTTTCATGATTTCTTCGATTTTTGCAAAAATATATCCGTTCTCTATCTTTTGCGTCCCATCCTCGTTTCTTGCAAAATCCATAAAAACATTATATTTTTCTGCTTTTTCCTGCTCTTTGTCAAAAAACCATTCTTTTACCGCGATATAGTTCGTCTTTGCATCCCTCCAAGATTTCTTTAGTGCAGAGGAAATGGTGAAGCCGAATCGTTTGACTAACTGCCATGCTTTTTTCATAATAGCTGATAAATCGTATTTCATTCCCGTTTCCTCCTGCTTGATTGATATCTTTATTTTAACATACTTGTGTAAGTATGTAAAGGAAAAGTAGAACTTTTTTTAAACTTTTATGACCTGTTTTCTCCCGTCAAAATCTGAGACTATATAAGCATGGAGCAGATGTTTTCCTATGACTATGAGATAGAGATACCTATAAAAACCGATTATCACGATATTTTGATCTTTTTGGAAGAATTGGAGGAAATCGAAAATGGCAGCATATCCGAACATGTATCAGCCATACCAGCCGTATCAGGATCGTATGGCGCAGATGAACCAATATCAGCCCGTCCCGCAGCCGATGGCACCGACAAATAACCAAGGAATACTCTGGGTGCAGGGCGAGACTGGAGCAAAGTCTTACCTTGTTGCACCCGGATCATGCGTATTGCTGATGGACAGCGAAGCGGAGCGGTTTTACATCAAGTCAACGGATGTATCCGGCATGCCGCAACCTTTACGCGTATTTGAGTACCATGAAATAAATGGCAGAATGCCGCAGAAGCAGCCGGAAGCTGCCATGAATGATATGTATGTTACCCGTAAAGAGTACCAGGATCTTTTTGACAAATACAATGAGATTCTGGACAAGATAAATTCGTTTCCAGCAAGCGGCGGCTCTACTGCCAAACCAGAGAGCCGGAGACCAAAGGGAGGTGCGGCAGCAGATGAGTAACCCATTATTCCAAATGTTCGGCGGCATGCCGATGGGAAGCAACGGCCCCATGCAGATGATGCAGCAGTTTGCGCAGTTTAAGCAAAACTTTAAAGGAGATCCTAAAGCCGAGGTACAAAAGATGTTGCAGTCTGGCAGAATATCACAGGCGCAGCTTAACCAGGCTCAGCAGATGGCACAGCAGTTTAAACGGATGCTGGGCGGCATGAAATAGTACATTATCCCGGCCGGGAATGTAAATAAATCAAAGGAGATATCAATATGGATGGAACTTACAGCTTAGCCGATATTGCGGCGGCTACCGGAACCAACAACCGGAACAATGAAGGAATGTTTGGCGGAGACGGTGTCTGGTGGCTCATCGTTTTATTCATTTTCGCTTTCTGCGGATGGGGTGGCAATGGCTGGGGAAACAGCGGAGGTGGAGCAGCCGGAAGCGCATACACCGATTCCGCAATCCAGCGTGGCTTTGACAACCAGGCAGTTATCAGCAAACTGGACGGCCTGTCCAGCGGCCTGTGTGATGGCTTCTATGCCATGAATAACGGTATGCTTACCGGAATCAACGGCATCAATACAAACGTCATGCAGACTGGCTTCGGCATCCAGCAGGCTATTAATGCCGATACTGTAGCCAACATGCAGAACACCAATGCAATCCAGGCGCAGCTTGCTCAGTGTTGCTGTGAGACCCGGGAAGCAATCCAGGGTGTAAACTACAACATGGCGCAGAACACCTGTGCACTCCAGAACACCATGAATAACAACACCAGAGACATTATCGACAGCCAGAACGCAGGAACCAGAGCTATTCTGGACTACCTGTGCAACGAGAAAATTTCTTCCCTCCAGGCTGAAAACAATGATCTTAGACGTGCTGCATCTCAGGATCGTCAGAGTGCATTGCTTACTACAGCTATGGCAGCACAGACCCAGCAGCTCATTAATGCGATCAATCCGGCACCGATTCCGGCTTACCAGGTGCCGAACCCGAACACATATTACGGATGCGGCTGCAATACGGGCTGTAATTGCTGACAACATCATATCTGTATCTTCCGGCAAAATGTCGGATGTTCGGCGAAATGCCGGTATTACGCAAATCGGCAGGCTCAGTCCTGCCTTTTTGCGATATGAAAAAGGAGAAAACAATATGGCTGAATATGTAGCTGTTGCCGCTCAGGATGTGGCAGCGAATGGAAATGTAGTATATACCAACACAGCGGTAAAAGGGACCGCATGTGTTCAGCATCGGGAGGGCAGCGGAATAGTTACTCTCAGAGGAATGACGAACCAGTGTAAGGCCCGCTATTTTGTGGCCTTTTCTGCAAATATTGCCGTTCCGACCGGAGGGACAGCAGAAGCAATCTCCCTCGCAATCGCGATAGGCGGCGAACCGGTCTTATCATCTCAGATGATATCCACTCCTGCGGTGGTGGAAGCGTTTAACAACGTATCCGCAGGTATCTTTATTGATGTGCCGCGTGGGTGCTGCTCAAATATTGCAGTGGAGAACACCAGCACGCAGGCTATAACCGTAGCAAACGCAAATCTTGTGGTAACACGGGTAGCATAAGGAGGTGGGATGATGAGAGATATTAAAGATCTGTGCGCACGAATTGAAGATGAAATATCCAATATCGCAGAAAAAGGCCTCACCTCTGGCAATCTGGACACCGCCTTTAAGTTGATTGATATGTATAAGGATATAAAAAACACAGAGTACTGGGATAAAAAGGGCGAGTATTATATGACCGTGCTGGATCAGATGCGTGACGGTGTAGGTGATTACAGTGAACGCCGTGGACGAGACAGCATGGGCCGTTACAGTTCTTCTGATGGCCGGATGATGCCGGACTATGACCGCGGATCTTCTTACATGCGCCGAGGCGAACATTACGTGCGAGGGCATTACAGCCGCAATGATGGACGGGATGCTTACGACGATTACATGACCCAGAAACAGAGCTACCGTTCTGGAAAATCCGAAGACTGCAAGCGTAAGATGCTTGCCGCACTGGAAGAGCATCTGGATGGGCTGACCGCTGAGATTGGGGACATGTCAAAAGACGCGGAGTGCCGCGAAGAACGTGACCTTGTGAAGCGGTATGTTGATAAACTTAGAGATATGTTATAAACGTGTGGATAGCTTACATACGGATAAATGATACATTATAAGTGCAGCAAAGATTAACCTCCTGTGAATCTTTTCTAGCCAATTTACACCTCCCGCGCACGCCCTTAATATAAACGGGTCATCCCGGAGGTTAAAAGCGGGTGAAATTCCCGGCGTGCGTATTTGCCATACCAATGGCACGGATTTTTGTTTTTGGTTCTTGCTGTTCACCCCTAGCCAATGCAGCAAGACTTTTTCACATCGACTTCTTTCTCAAAACACCGGTTGCAATATGTAGCCGGTGTTTTAGGACCGTTAGCTCAGCGGTGAGAGCGCCCGGCTCATAACCGGGTGGTCCGGGGTTCGAATCCCTGACGGTCCATTACCCCGCCCGTGGTCTATCGGGCTTAATCCATTTACCTGCGGCGGCAGGTCAATAAACACGGCCAGGAGGATAGATATGCAGAAACTTATTGAAACACTTGGATCATTTGGTATTGAAGTTCCGGCAGACAAGGCCGAAGAAGTAAAAAGAGCTTTGTCTAAGTACTACAAGAACAATGGAGAGGTTACACAGACTCTAACAAAGGTAGAGGGTGAGCGTGATGCCTGGAAAGAACGTGCGGAGACTGCAGAAAACACACTTAAGAGCTTTGAGGGAATTGACCCGGAAAGCATTAAAGGAGAGCTTGCAACCTGGAAACAGAAAGCGGCAGATGCAGAGAAAGCGTATAACGACAAGATCTATGAAAGAGATTTTGCAGACGCTCTCAAAACCGCACTGGAAGATGTTGAGTTTTCTTCCGCATCAGCGAAAAAGGCGGTTATGGCTGATATCAAGGAAGCCGGGCTTAAACTCAAGGATGGCAAGATTCTGGGCCTTAACGATCTGCTGGAGCAGATGAAAAAAGACGATGCGTCAGCTTTTGTTGACGAAGGCCAGAAACAGGCAGAACATAACCAGGCGCGGTTCACAACCAGTCTCAGTAAAAACACCCCGCCGGGCAAACTGACGAAAGCTGATATCATGAATATCAAAGATGCAGGAGAACGTCAGGCTGCCATTGCAAGCAACATGTCACTGTTTGAGTGATCCAATTACCGACCATTTAACAGCTATAGGTAGAAAGGATTTTTTTATGGCAAAAAATAACCTTATTAAGCAGGAAAACATCCAGGTTCGCGCACGCGAAGTGGATTTTGTTACCCGTTTTGAGAGAAACTGGGAGCACCTGCGCGAAATTCTTGGCGTTCTGAGAATGATTAAGAAAGACCCGGGGTCTACTCTTAAATCTAAGTACGCACAGGGCACTCTTGAGAGTGGAAAAGTTGGAGAGGGCGAGGAAATCCCGTACTCCAAATTCGAGGTCAAGGAAAAGAGCTACGCAGAGATCACCGTAGAGAAGTATGCAAAAGCGGTATCCATCGAAGCTATCAAGACTTACGGCTACGATGTTGCCGTGGAGCTGACTGACGATGAGTTTCTTTTCGAACTCCAGACCGATGTTACCGGACGGTTTTACACCTATCTTAAAACCGGAAGCCTTACCTCTACTGAGAGTACCTTCCAGATGGCTCTTGCTATGGCAAAAGGCCGCGTTGAGGATAAGTTCAAGCAGATGCACAGATCTATCCCGAATGGAATCGTTGGCTTTGTGAACGGTCTGGATGTGTATGAGTACATAGGTGCGGCAAACATCACCGTGCAGAACAAGTTTGGCTTCCAGTATGTCAAAGACTTCATGGGATTCAATACCATATTCCTGCTGTCTGAGAGCGAGATTCCACGTGGTAAGGTCATTGCTACCCCGGTAGATAACATCGTGCTGTACTATGTGGACCCGAGCGATTCTGACTTTGCAAAAGCCGGACTGGTTTACACCGTGGCAGGCGAGACCCCGCTCATTGGTTTCCATACCCAGGGCAACTACCACACAGCAGTTTCTGAAGCATTTGCCATCATGGGCATGGTACTGTTTGCAGAGTACCTGGACGGCATCTCTGTTATCAGCTTCGGCGGCTCTGAAACCCTTGGTGATCTGACTGTGGCTTCCGCAGAAGGCACCGATAGCGGAACCACTAAGCTGACCGTTACCCCGGCAAAGGGGAATGAGGGCAATGTATACAAATACAAGGTTGCATCCAGTCAGACAACCGTGGAGTATGGCCAGAATGTAAAGAACTGGAGCGCATGGGACGGCAAGTCCGATATTACAGCTGCAACCGGGCAGGTTATCACGGTAGTTGAGTGTGACAGCACCTATAAGGCACTGAGCGCAGGACATGCGACAGTAACCGCAAAGGCGTAAGGAGGGTTCCGGCATGGCATATGCAGACTATGAGTTTTACAAAACATCATTTTTCGGCAATGTCGTGCCGGAATCTGATTTTATGCGGCTGGCTGAGAGGGCGAGCGACTTTATTGACCGATTGACCTTTGACCGGCTGGCAGACGGATTACCGTCCGATGATCGGCAGCAGAAGCGTATAAAAAAGGCTGTCTGCGCCGTTGCAGAAATGTTGTATCAGATTGATGTGGCTGAGAAAAATGCATTATCAGCGGCGAACGGAACATCAGTCTCTATCCCTGGCGGCGGCACCGCTACTGGCATTGTAACCTCTGTATCATCTGGCAGTGAATCCATTTCCTACGCCACGCCTCAGCAGATCGGAGCAAGCGCAAAGGAATGGAGCGCCGTGTATGCCGCCGCCGGAGACGTACAGAAAACGAACGACTTACTTCTTAAGACAGCTTTGCCACTTCTAATGGGAGTAAGGACAGATGATGGAATACCAGTTTTGTATGCAGGAGTGTGAATATGAAGTTTAGAAAAAAGCCTGTTATCATTGAAGCATTTAAGTATGATGGTGATCTGAAAGACCGGAACGGCTTGTTTTACGTTCCATTTTGGGCGCAAGAAGCTTATAAGAAAGGCATTATGTATTACGGCGCAGAAACTTGTGATTTACCTCCGTGTGAGCTGTATATCGAAACATTAGAGGGAACACATCATGTTTCTGTTGGAGACTATATTATCCAGGGCGTAAACGGAGAACTTTATCCGTGCAAGCCAGATATCTTTGAAAAAACTTATGAGGAGGTGAAAGAGTAATGGAAGCATTATTCGCAAACATGACCGTGATTCTGGCAGTGATCGGGATTCTGGCTTTTTGCGTATCGGTCATCACCCAGGTATTTAAGGGTGTAGGTGTCTTGTCCAGGATTCCGACCGATGCACTGGTGTTCGTTCTTTCCATCGGTATTACTGTAGCCGCTTTTGTGGCATACATGCAGTATATCCAGATGCAGATATTATGGTACATGATTCTGGCAGCTATCATGGCGGGCTTTATCGTTGCCTTTGTAGCTATGTATGGCTGGAAAAAGCTCACGGAGCTGTGGAAAAGAATGAGTAAGACTGACATTAAAAAGTAATGATCGTCGGGTGATAAAACATGTATGACAAAACGATAACGGTTTTTAACGGGTATGCCTCAAAAACCACAGGAAAATCATACTGGTATCCGCACATCCTGTCCGGCGTTGATCTGATAACCGACCACGGCGCAATACTGAAAAAGTATGGCCCGGACAGCACCGACAATGCCGCACTGCATATTGCTTACACCCCGAATGGGGAAAAGGTGATGGCGCAGCAGTCGGACGGTTCAGCGGTGCCGTGGTTGCCCCCGAAAGCATGGGCGGCGCAGGTAAATGATGATCTTCCGGGCAGTATCACCTTCGGGCCAGAGGACTTTTTCTGGCAGGGTGAATGGACTGGCGGCATGGTTGTGGATGATGATTACCGCGACGGTTTTTACCAGTACATGAACAGCCAAAGGGATAACGTCTATAAGATAACAAGCGTTGGCGGTCCGTATACGGTAATACCTCACTTTGAGATCCTTGGCAAGTAAGGGGCGGTGATATGTCACGTAGCAAGCATTATTATTTAAAAAATCTATCTTACAACGCCGGATCGCTGCATCTGGAATTGGACATGTCTCGCTTTGAGAGGCAGTTCCAGACCGCACAGTATTATCTGGACGGAGCCGTTATGAATAGTATGGTGCCGTACATGCCGATGGTAACTGGCAGCTTTATCAATACCACCCGTGCTGCCAGTGCGGCGGTACAGGGAAGCGGCTTTGTGTATGCCGGATATGGCCCACAAGGGCGCTATCTGTACGAGGGTAAGGTTATGGTTGATGAACTGACCGGATCACCCCGGGCGCGGCGTGGAGCACGTAAGGTGCTTGTGAGTGAGTACACAGGCAAGACCAACGCACGAGAAAACATCACTTACACGCACCAGGCACACCCAAAAGCACAGGATCACTGGTTTGAAGCGGCGAAGCAGGCAGACGGAAAGACATGGATAAAAGGTGTAAAGCACATAGCTGGAGGTGGTAAGCATGGATAAGGTCATAGGGCGGGACGCAAGCGGGTTTGATATTCTCACCCGCGCGTTGAAATCCCTGTTAAATCAATATCCTGGTCTGGAAGATGGCGAGGTCATTAAGTTTGAGGAGCTTGGGAAAGAATCCGGAATAGCCTTTTCAGCTGACAATGGGGCGCTGGTGTATGCAGAATCGGAAGATGTCTGCGGCGGCATCCATCAGCAATGCCAGTATCCGTTTTACGTGGTATACCGCACAGCAGCCACAAAAGAACGGCTTAAACTGAATGTACAAGACTTCCTTGACACCCTCGGCAAGTGGATATGCCGGGAGCCTGTTTCTATAAACGGCACTCAGACGCGCCTAGCGGCCTTTCCGCCCCTGTCTGATGGTCGAGTGATAAAACGCATTACCCGCGATAACTCATACGGTTTAGAGCCAAATGAGGAAGCGGTGCAAGACTGGGTACTGCCTGTTACGGTGCAATACACAAATGACATAGAATATGAAGCGTAGTAGCGCAGAAAGGACGAATTTATGAAGCTTACCAGAGGTGCATACAGAACCTTTCTTGATTCAACGTTTGGTGGTACCGGTACGCCGAAATGGTGGCGCATCGGTAAATACAACGATAGTATGAGCGTAGCTCTGAATCCGGATGTGTCCACGAGTAAGAACATTTGGGATGAGACTTATGTAGAAGACAACGGATATGAACCTTCTGTAGAGGACATAACATATTACGCGGACCCTACTGATACAATCTATCCGATGATCCGCGATATAGCTATGAACAGACTGCGTGGTGATGAATGTAAGACTACCATTTTGGAGGTTATCATTGAGGACACTGAGAAAACCAATCACCTGGCATGGACCGAAGATGTTGTTATCAATACAAGCGAATATGGAGGCGGTACTGATGGTTTTACTATCCCGTTTTCCATATACTTCGATGGAAACAGAAAAAAAGGTTATGTAACCATTGAATCCGGAACTCCAGCCTTTAAAGAGGGCGAGATTCCGCTTACCTAAGAGGAGGGTGTGAGTTATGGGAAATATAATAACCATTGATGATGGCAGTGAGGTCTTTGACATCGTAAATCAGCGTGGCGAGCATCTGGGCCAGTTTACTTTTATTCCATCGGATTTTGACATAGTGAACAGATATGATGAGACAGTGAAAACATTCGAGGAATTACAGGGCGAGCTTGAAAGAGGGGAAAATACTGATCTCAATGAGATCAGTCGGAAAATGTGCGAAAAGATAGATTACCTTTTCGCGGCTCCGGTGTCAGAGAAGTTTTTCTCGATAACATCCCCATTTACATTTCTTAATTCTGGCCAGTTTTTCGTTGAAAATGTTATCAATGCCATCAAAACTGTTATCGAGCAGAAGCGTGGAATCCGGCTCCAGGCCGTGCAGAACCGCGTAAAAGAATATACGCAGAAATACAAGGCAGCTCCTGGGGGAAGATATCTTTCCCCACTTAAATGATGCACTCATGGGACTTACCATTAACCCTTACGGTTGGTGGTAAGTCTTATGGTATACGGACAGATTTCAGACCGTGCCTGGATATTATGACGGCATTTAATGATGCAAATCTTGACGATGCGGGAAAGTATCAGGTCATGGTGGATATCCTTTATGAAGAAAGTATTCCAGAAGATGATATTCCAGAAGCAATAGAACAGGCTTTGTGGTTCCTGGACTGTGGGAAACCGGCAGATAATATACCGCGCCCGCGTGTTATGGATTGGGAACAGGATGCACCAATTGTTTTTTCTGCAATTAACAAGATATCTGGTCGTGAGGTTCGCGATCCGAACCAATATATGCACTGGTGGACCTTCATCGGGTACTTTGATGAAATCGGAGATGGAACATTTTCCCAGGTTCTAGCAATTCGGCAAAAACGGGCAAAAGGCGAGAAACTGGAGAAATGGGAATTAGAATTTTTTAAAAACAACAGGTCTATGGTGGAATTAAAACAGACAATGTCCAACGAAGAAAAAGAACAGTGGCGCATTGAGCAAGAAGCTGTGGACGCTCTGTTCGACACGTAACGTAAGGCGGTGATATATTGACGGCAGACGGATCAATAGTAATCGACACAGAGATAAGCACCAAGGGCATGAAGCCAGGAACAGAAGAGGTAGAAGCCGCCGTAAGAAGAATGGCAAATGGGATTGATGATCTTGGGAAAAAATCAGAAATCGCAGTCCAGAAGCAGGTCACCGCTTTTGCGAAACTGAATAGCCTGTATGCCGCACAGGAACGGAAGGTTGAAAAGCTACGTGAAGCATTGGAAGCGTATGCCGAAACGAAGATACCTACACAGGCATACGCTGAGATTCGGAATCAGATAGAAAAGACAGAACAGAAATTAACAGCTCTGCTTGAACGCCAGCAAAAGTTTTTGGACACTGGAGGCAGAACCAACAGTAGCACCTATAAAAAAATGCAGTATGACATAGAGCAGCTGAATAATTCGTTAAAATATGCAAAAGGTGAATTGAAAGATCTGGAAGATTCTGGAGGAGCCTTTACACTTGGAAAAGATACAGATAAGTTTTCCCAGATGTACGACAAGTATGCAACAGAAGCTAAAAAGCTCAAGCAAATGAATGAATCTCTAGGAATATCGTATAACCGAGTGAAAAACGAATTTGAGGAGTATAAAAAACGGCTCCTTGGTATTGACGGTGCCAGCAAAAAAGCCACAAACTCAACAAAAAAACTTGGGATTCAGATGAAAAAGAGTCAAAAACCAACCAAGAAGTATGGAGAGGCATTGAGTGGCGTGGTAAGGCGCTTGGTTATGTTTCGGCTTTTGCGTTCTACTATATCTCTTGCATTTAGATCGGCCCGTGAGGGAATGGAGAACCTTGCTCAGTATTCTCCAGAGACAAACAAGGCCATATCAAATGTGCTTTCGTCTCTTACGCAGTTGAAAAATTCATTTGCTACTGCTTTTTCTCCAATAGCGGAATATGCGTCCCCTGTATTGGTAGAGTTTATTTCATTGCTTTCAGAAGCAGTTACGTGGACTTCTCAGTTTTTTGCGGCTCTTACCGGAAAAGATACATATACCAAAGCAACGAAGGTAGAGGAAGACTACGGCGCTGCCTTAAAAGAGAGTAACAAGCAGATAAAGGCACAGGAAAAGGCGAATAAAAAGCTGACGTATTCGTTTGATGAGCTTATCCAGGCCGGGAACAAATCAGATCAGGACAAGACCGGGTATGTCGGACCTACACCAGATCAGATGTTTACCACGGAAAAGGTATCAAACGACATAAAGGCCCGTGCTGATGCAGTGAAAAAGATATTCTCCGGCCTGTTTGCTCCGCTGAAAGAATCGTGGCTTGATAATGGACCGGAAGTGATACAGTCACTCACAAATCTGTTTGTATCCGCAAAACAGCTTGCAAAAGATGTTGGAGCATCGTTCATGCAGGTCTGGAATGTGGAGAGTTACGGAAAGGCAATAACAGACAATCTACTTATAACGTTTGCTAATTTGGCACAAGCTGTTGCAAACCTTATAACGCAGTTTGATAAAGCATGGGTTTCAGGTGATACCGGAACGAACATACTGCGGCATCTTGGAGATATTCTTGTTACATTATCTGGATTCTTCCGTGATGCGTCTGAAAGCATTAAGGATTGGTCAGTCAATTTAGATTTTTCCCCGCTCCTGGAATCTTTTGATAATGTACTTGCATCAGCGAATCCGGTTGTACGGGCCATTGGTAATTTGCTTTTATGGTTTTTAAATAATGTTTTGCTTCCAATAACAAAATGGGGTCTTGAGCAGGGATTACCGGATGTTTTCGAACTTATAGCAGCATCTCTCGATCTTTTATATTCGGTTATCGAAACATTGGCGCCTACCGCTGAATGGTTTTGGAATACTTTTTTACAGCCGTTTGGTGAATGGAGTGGCAAAGTTATTATTGCAGCGTTAAAAAAACTGGTTAATGCATTGCTTAAGTTTTCTGATTGGATTTATGAAAATCAGTCACTTGTAGAATCAGCAACTGTAGCTGTCCTTGCGTTTTTTGCCGCATGGAAATTTCTTGCGTTTTTAAATGGAGTATCACAAATCATAGCCAAATCAGGTGAGCTTATTGTTATGTTTTTAAAATTGATTGATGCAATTGACCCAGTTGCTTTATCCATAAGCGGAATAATAAGTTTGGTTGCAGTACTGGCAAGAAACTGGGATAAAATGACTCCCACAGAAAGAATGATAAGTGGCCTTCTGGCAGCAGCTTCCGCGGTTGGTGTTCTTGCTGTTGCGCTTGGTGCACTTTCTGGTGGCGTAGGCGCGGCGGTTGTGGCAGCATCTCTTGCGGCAGGAATAGCAGCTGCAACGATTGCGATTGATGCAGGTAAACGGAAGACACAGTCTGTCTACAGAAGTGCTGGTGGTGGAAGATCTGCAAAATACGCTTATGCGGCTGCAACGTACAATATGCCACGCCTTGCTACTGGGACTGTAGTACCGCCACGTGCCGGAGAGTTTGCCGCAATCCTTGGAGATAACAAGCGCGAGACAGAGGTTGTTTCCCCGTTAAGCACGATGAAACAGGCATTGAAAGAAGCTCTGGCAGAAAGCGGAGGTAGTCGGGACATAACGGTTATCATGGAAGTGGACGGTCGGCGCTTTGGACAGGCCGTGTACAAGGCAAACAATGAAGAAAAACAGCGTGTAGGTGTAAGGATGGTGACAGTATGATAAACGGTGTTTTTACTATTGATGGCTTAGATCTGCGCATCCAGGTTACAGACCTGGAACGCAGCTTTGCTGTTACCGATAGCGATAATTCCGGGCGTGTGCAATCCCGTAGGATGTACAGGGACATTATAGGTACATTCTATAACTACACACTAACCGTAGACCCGGATAAAAGCAACAGGGCAGATTATGATACGTTTTATGATATCATTTCGGCTCCGGTTGAGTCCCACACGATGTCTTTTCCTTACGGTCAGGAAACGCTTGAATTTGAAGCCTATGTCACAAACGGTAAAGACAAGCTAAAAAAAGAAAAAGACAAAGACGGGAACGACATAAATAAATGGAGCGGATTATCTATTGATTTTATCGCAATGGAGCCGCAGAGGACATGATATGAAAGAAAAAGCGAGATCAAAAACAGCCGGGACAGGACTAAAAATAGTATATGATGATGTGGCTCCATATGCAAAAGATAACAGTTTTCCAAAAATCATGGATACTGGTTTACGGCCGCATAAAGGCCTGTATCCAAAAACTGGTTTATATCCAAATGCAACAACGACAAGAAGAGAGTTTCCGGATCTCCGGCGGGATGATCTGACTTATCCCGGATATGCACTTTGCTATCCGGGTTTTTCCCTTTTAAATGGTCAGTACATAAATATCCCGGAAGATCATGAAGATTATGGATATATCAGTGACGAGTGGTCAAACGAAGACGGCATATTCGGCTACTCTATAAAAACTCCTGGCCTTATGCCGCAAATTGGCCTTTATCCACGTGTGTTCCTTTATCCGTCTGGCGGACGGGACATTATGATGAATCAGCCGACCCTTACCATAACATTTAATGGCAAGTTCTCTAGTGTAGGTATTCTGCTTACGTTCAATCTTCTCTCTGGAGATTATGCAACCGGTTTAAATATCAAATGGTACGAGGACGGTCATTTGCTTTCATCTAAGGATTTTTCACCGGACAGTAGCCGCTATTTTTGCAATAACTATGTTCAAAATTATAACATGCTTGCAATAACATTTAAAAAGACTTCAAAGCCGTACAGGCCGGTGTTCCTCACCAGAATAGATTACGGCATCTACAGAGATTTCCTGTCCGATGAGCTGGTTACTACTGATTGTATACAAGAGATCAATGCAATATCTGAGAACATCAGTATAAATACCTTGTCTTTCACTGTGCGCACCAAAAGCAATATTCCGTTCGATCTCCAGAAAAAACAGAAATTAGCAGTTTTTTTTGATAATGATCTGATTGGGAACTTTTACCTTAAAAATGGAGCTAGGAAAAATGTCTTTGATTATTACCTGGATGCGCATGATGCGCTGGGTGTCCTTGACGGAAATGAGTATGTCGGTGGGATATACTCTGGGGAGTTGGTAAAAGATGTGGTAGCCGATATCTTTTCTGGTGAGGACTTTACCTGCGCTATAGACCCGTCCTTGTCAGATCAGGCTCTTTACGGGTACATACCATATACCACAAAGCGCAATGCTCTGGTGCAGATTGCGTTTGCTATAGGCGCTATAGTGGATACATCAAACGTAGAAGGTGTATCCATGTATCCGCAGCAGAATGATGTAACAGGAACATTCCCGGCATCAGATACGTTTGACGGCGTAACCCTGGAACGATCTGATATAGTAACCGGAATAAGGCTTACAACGCATACATATCAGACGTCAGATGAATCACAGGAAATTTACAATGAGACGCTTTCTGGAACGGCTGAAATAGTTTTTTCGGAGCCTTACCATGACCTTTCTGTTTCCGGCGGTACCGTAGTAAGAAGCGGCGCAAACTATGTGGTGGTATTTGGAACAGGCGCAAATGTTACAATAATTGGTAAGAAATATATCCATAATACAAGCCAGATTTTAAAGGAAAATCCTGACATTGTATTTAATAAAAACATTAAAGAAGTTACTGATGCTACGCTTATAAATGCACAAAATGCAGAGCAGGCCATAGACCGGATCTATCGGTACTATATGCGCGCCGAAAGCGTTACCGGAGATGTTTTACTAAAAGATAAAGTTGTCGGTCAGCGAGTCGAAATCGACACCGGATATGATGGAAAAAAGTCAGGTGTAATTGAAAGCGTAGACTACAGTTTTGGAAATGCAATAAAAGCAAAGGTGACGATTCATGAGTGACATTTTGAATGGGCTTATATTTGATCGGACTCAGGCCGATATTGAGTCTCTTACTAAGAAAGCTTATATAGACTATCAGGATTTAAACCGTGTAGAAACGGCAGTAAAATGGGTGTCTTATTTTTTAAATCGGTGTGGGTACAAAAACACTACGCGGAACAAAACGAACTGGAGCATGAATGATTTTCGAACAGAAAAAGATATGGAACGTCTTAGATCAAATATAAATTCTATTCGATCTGCATTTTATGCTCCTGCCAGCACACCGTTAACTCCTGCAAAGATAACGTATACTTCCATCTGGCAGGCAAATGCCATAGAACAAATCATTTACGATATCGGCGTGATTGCAGAAAAAATTGAGCCAGGGCTGAATCATCTGAGTTTTAACCTTGGAACTCGCGGATTTGGGAACAGGAGAGTTAATCTATGAGTTTAAAAACGGATTATAAAGACGATATTTATTCTGGGAAACGGCGCTATCGAATAATCCAGAACGATGATGGAACAGTATCATTTGATGATGTCACTGATTACACGCAAGATGGCGATATTTACAGTGCCGGAGACGTTAATGAAACAAATAAGGCGGTTAACCAAAACGCTGGTGATATAGCGGACATACAAAAGTTGCGGTATGCCACATTTAAGGCCGCTGATTGGTCTCAGTCCGCGCCTTATATTCAGCGTGTTGTTGTACCTGGTATGACGGTAAACGATGTGCCTATCATATCTTTACATATTGCAGATGGTACCACATCCTCAGATGCAAAGGCGCAAGGCAAAGCATATGGATATGTTGATCGCGCTGTTTCCGGAGGCGGCCAGCTCGCGCTTTATTGCTATAACTCAAAGCCGTTGGTAGATTTTACCGTAGCTATAAAAGGAGTGTAAGTATGGCAGATGCGATAGTATTGCGCGGCGGTTCTGGTTTTGATGATTCACAGCTTACAGCTACGCCGGATAAGGTCAGGAATGGGAAAACGTTTTATGGATCCGGAAGTGACAGCATACAGACCGGAACCGTTACCGAGATTGCGGCAGAAACAGTAACGCTACCTCTGAATGGATCTTACACCATACCGCAAGGAATCCATTCTGGAAACGGCAAGGTGGTACAGAGTTTGCAGACAAGCTCAGGCGGTACCGTATATCCAACCAGTGAAAAACAGACTGTGCAAACCGCGAATAAATACATGACGGACAATGTATATGTGGCACCGCTTACCGGACTTAAGCCAGAAAACATCAAAAAAGGCGTAACTATACTTGGAGTTACCGGAACTTATGAGGGGTACAGTTGATGGGAGAGTGTATTATTAAGCGTCAGGGCGGCGCAGTAGATGTTTCAGATCTTACAGCCACACCAGCAGACGTTGTGGCTGGAGAAAGGTTTTATGGATCTGGAATTGATGAAATTCAGACCGGAACTCAGAAAAATAATGGGAAAATCAGCAAAGTACTTGCAGCCAATGAAACGTATGTTATTCCGGCTGGATATGTTGATGCAGGATCTTCGGTAACTCAGAATATTGTTACAAATGGTGAAATGACGGTTAATCCGGTCGCAAACGGGTCCTTACTCAATGTATCTGGTAAGTATATGACAGGGGACATAACGGTAAATGGAGTAGAGAATCTTAAACCCGAGAACATCAAAAAAGGGGCTTTTATCGGTTCTGTTGCTGGCACATTTGAAGGATATGTGAATACAGATCAGCTTACGCCGTATTGGTATGGTGTGTTTCCTCCTGGACAAACAGGTTTCTATGACAGCGCACTTTATCAGAATCCATCTAGTGCTGGCCCAAACTTTTCCAGCATGGTATATGCGCAGATGTCTGTTGATTGGCAATATCCAGTTGATGATGGGGCAAAAGGAAGTTGCATAAAAATAGAAGGAGAAAAAATAAAAGGTTATACGACTTATGTTGCTCCATATATAACATTTAATAAGCAAATAAATATATCCGAATGTAAGTCTATAACAATATGCTATACTCTTCCATCAAGAGCTTATGACCAGACATTGTCGACACTCGTATTGTCGCAAAATAAGCCAGGAACTTTTGATACAGGAACGGTATACGAACCAACTCCTTCCCATGATGCTCTTGTCGTTGCATCTGCGTTAGGTTCATATGAAGTTTTTCATTTGGATTACTCAAACGGTTCGGATGAATGGATTGTAAAAACTTTTACAATTAAAAACCCGTTTAAATACAATTACATTTCTTTTGTTCCGTTTAGAATTCCTGCAGATAATGGTACAAGCCCATTTGTATCAAAAGTTCGATACATAAAGTTTAATAAATAAAGGAGATCATTATGAGCAACGAAAACGTATCTTTACCAGTAGCGGAAGCACTTGCATCAGCACTTGCAAAGATAGAAGCATATGTCCCCACCGAGTACGTTGATAACTCAGAACCGGACATTGACGCTGAACACCTCAATCACGCAGAACAGGGCATCATGAGAGTGACGAACCTGTTAAATGCTGCTGTTGATGTTATACAGGGCCAGGAAAGCCGCCTTTCGGATGCTGAAACAAAGGTAGGAACCGCGGCGCTGACCGGCGGTATGACAGATTTATCCAGTGGTCTTAATAAGTTAAATAGTGATTTTTTTAATAGGATTGATGCCACAAAAATATCTTTATTAACACAGCCGAGTGGAACAACAATACGGCAAAAAATTGAAAACTGCCAAAAAGGTACATTGTGCTCATGGGCACATAATCCTAGCGAATTATATAATCCCACTGGGAAAAACGGTACATGGAGTTTCTTAATTGTAAGAGCCGACAAAGAAATGTATACTATTTGCCTTGCTTGTGAAGGCGGCAGTAAACTCTACATATATTCATATAACGCAAATGCTTGGTATGGAATGGATGGCACTATTGTACGGCAATTTAACTGACTTGTTATCTGAAAATTAATACAAAATTAGCAGTCAGATCTCCGTTAAAATTGGCGTTAGCAAGAACCGTCACAGATGTTCCGTTAAATGTACAAGATACAAATATATCCTTATCCACTCCAGTCGATTTATGTATACTTGCGACAGCTGGACAAACAACTGAATATTTTGTTGTTAGATTAATATAATTCCAACCATCTTTTATACCAGAAATCGCAATAGTGAGTACAACTACATTTCCATATTTATATGCATAAGTGACTTTTGTATTTGCCGGAGCTGTAAATTGATCGACAACACTCTTGACATTTAAATCACTATTTAGGGGCTGATGGATCAAACGGAAAGTATATTAAGGGCTTCTGGGTGTCGAAAAGACGATAAAATTTTTCTTTCATTTGGAGGTGAGAACAACGATTCATATAACAATTGGATATGATTGTGGAGATTCCTGCTATTGTGACAAAGCAAAAATTTGTAAACATCGTGGCAGATATAAATTCCACAATTTTTCAGTTAGCTTGCACACGTTCTTTGAATACAGACTACATATTAAACTTCCATATTTAATTTATATAGGACAAAAATGGGAAAGATTGAGTGGAACTGACAAATGTCCTTATCATAAAAGTAGAAATTATACTTGCCATGATTGTAAATTTGTTGGTGGAGAATTACTTAGGGATTGTTATTGTACAGAAAGGACGAATACAAATTATAAGGATTTGAAGCCTGATATTGAGACAAAAGATTGGGGCAAGCAATGCGCTTATTTTGAAAAATGTGAATGGGCAGATGACTATTTACGGTGATATTCAAAATGTGAAAAAGCATTACTATGTATATATCAATATCTTACAGAAAGAAAGGAAACATCTTATGGAAAAAGAAATGAACATCCAGGAACCGTTACACCGCAACTGTGCACCTCATGATGCAGCACACTGTGATATCAACGATCATCATAACAACGCGAAAAACGGCTTTGATGCTGAGGCTGATGACTGCGGCCATACTGTGCAGTCCGGCCCTGGAGTTGGAATTCCGAAAGGTGCAGGCCATCCGGTTAATGGAACTGTTGTAGCTGGATTTACTCCAACCAGCGCTAAGGGGAATAAAGATAAAGATCAGAAGCACGGGCCTGGTGCAAAATAACGCGAATATTCTGAGGTCGGAAATGGTTCCTGACACACTCCGTGTTGAGTACCTGAGATGATGGATACACCGCCCATCCAGAATAATTCGTGTTGCATTTCGTGTTGCATAGTATTTAAAGATGTATCATTTTTGATATATTTATGCGACAAGTGATAAATACTTATAACACCAAAAGCCGCATAAAACCTAAGCTCTAGGTTCTATGCGGCTTTTGGTGATTTTGGACCCACAGGTTCAAGTCCTGTTGCCCGCACTGAAAATTTGGCTTAAAATCAGGACTTTTCGGAGTTCGTGTTGCATTTTGTGTTGCATAGCTCCGAAAAGTAGTCATTAGCCTTACGATTCATAGCTTCTTCTTTGCTCTCCATAACATGCCGATAAATCTGCTTTAACACTCCATCATTTCCCCACCCGCCGCGCTGCATGATGTATGCGTCCGGTATTCCTATCGCGTGCTGAATGGATGCGCAGTAATGGCGCAAATCGTGAAAACGGAAGTGAGGTATTCCGGCTTCTGCCAGTATGTCAGAAAAGCAGTTTGATATCTGATATGGCATTAGTCCGACCATATTTTTGCCAGTTCTATTTTTTAGTTTTTGAATAACGAAATCGGGAAAAGTTATGTATCGGTCCCCGGCATAGCTTTTAGTTTTTTTATACACCCATTCGTGGCTGTCATTCAGCACCATAGCATATTCCACATACACTACATTCCCTACGACATGATCGGATGCAAGCGCGCATATCTCGCTGCGCCGCATCGGTCCGAATGCAGCCAGAAGAACAGGCAGCTCCATGTCTGTATCCTTTACCGCCGCCATAAGGCGCTTCACATCATCATCAGAGGGCACATAGAGCTTTTGCCGTACCTTTGCCGGGAGCTTTGTTTTAACCGCGAAATCCGGCCTATAAACGGTCAATACGGATGTCAAAAGACCGTGCATGTTTCTAACGCTCTTCGGTGAGTGCGTCAGAGCTTCCCGGTTAATTTCTTCCTGTATGTCCTCTTGCGTGATGGTGTAGATATCCATATCCATGAGATTTGCCAGGTCCTTTTTTCTGGACCGTTTGTATTCACGTATGGTGGACGGAGACAGGACAGAGGAGCGGAGCGCTATATAGCTATCCATAGCTTGGCCGAGCGTCATCTTTTCTTTTTCCGGTTCCTCTCGTTTGATAAGTTCTTTGCTTGCTGCCCAGATGGCAGCTTCCCGCTCAACATCCCGTTTCCCTTTTGGTGTAGGGTCATCGTTTGTGAATGATTTGTAGATTCTCTTTTTCTTCGGCTTGCCTTTATCATCCAGAACCGGCTCCCCGTTCTTATCTCGTACATCCTCAAATCTGTCAAACACCTGGACTCTCCATGATCCAGATGGTAATTTTTTTGCTTTTGCCATAATAGTATCACTCCTTTTTTGGTATAAAAAATACAGCCACCAGATTTAGTGATTTATCTTGCGTGACTGCTGCCGGATGTGATATTATATCAGTGTAGGTTTTGTGATTTTATCACATCCTTAAAACGTCTGGTGTTGGTAGCACCGGGCGTTTTTTATTTTGGTGATATAACCATAGGTTTTTCTGATATGATAAAAATAAAAAGGATGGTATTTTATGTTTATATCAAAAAAACGATGGAATAACTTAGTAAATCGTGTTGAGCGTCTGGAAAGCATCGTCACTCCTGAGAATGCCCCCTCTCCTCTGCGGCAGATGAAAGCTGCTGTAAGAGAAGTTTTTGAATCTGGCGTTCATCCAGCTCAACGATCTGGTTCTCAATCAGCAGATCAAGAATCATCTGTACCGAAAGGTAAGTAGATAGCTTAATTCCGTTCAGGAGCATTTGGGAGTATATCTTTTGCTCCGAATCCTGTTCGGATGTTCCTGAAAAGAGCACATCAAATACCTGTTCCGTCTGCGATTCCGTAGAATCACAGATCATCTTGTATATTGCCTTTTTCGTTGTTTCTTTCATGTGGTTCGTATTGTTCCATTTCTTCCTGGTGGTTAAGATATGCGTTGCAGATCAATCCATACATTAAAGCTTGTTCATCTGACATTTCTGGCTTCTTTACCTGTGCAGGTGCTGGCTTTTTTACTGGTTCCAACTCTGCTTTCTTGATTTCTTTCGGAACCATCTCCGATTGCGGAATACATACAGTTATAGGCTTCGGCCAGCATTGTTCATTTGCTTCTTCTTGCTCTTCCTGGTGTTCCAGGAATGCGTTGCAAATTGAGCCGTATCTCAAAGCCTGTTCATTAGACATTTCCAGTTCCTTTGTCGGTGTAGGAATCTGCTTTTTGGCTTGCTCTGACTGACATTGTTTTTCTTGCTCTTCAAGCTCTTCTGCGTGTAGGTCTTCATCAGTGCCGCAAGCACGCCGAGAATGGATTTTTTGTATCAATCCGATAATCATACTGGCTATGATGATGAAAACGGCCAGAACGGCAAAAATGAACGCCATAGCAACAAGGAAAGCTCCGGCCATCATTAAAAATCCTATAAGCACCGCTATAGCAGCTATCCATACAACAATACGAGTTTGTTGTATCAAATACAGTATAGGTTCGAGCCACCAGCCGAGTACCAACCAGTATAAACACCCTTTTTTCATACTACAAGCTCCCGAATATCATTCCAAGCCGATTTGTACTTTCTGATATAGCTTGCCGTCCATAAAGTATAACTCTGCGTTTGCGCCGCTATATTCATTGGCATACCACATATATGCTGTCATGTTTGTATCTATTATTTCGGACTCAGCAAGTGGAGTTCCAGCAGATCCAATTATTTTCTCACATTGCTCATATGTCATTCCAATTTCACACTGGTTAAACGCTTCCAACGTAATTTTTTTGTCGTGCATAATGGAAGACATATTATTCATGTAGAAAAAGAATGAACCCAGCAGAATGATGAAGGCAGATATCCAGCATAATGCTTTTTTTCTTCCTGGCATGTAATTATATGCCGATCGGCAATCAATTCTTTCATACTGTTCGTTCAGTTTCACATCTGGGTAGCCAATTTGGACGGTATCTAAAAATTCTGAAACTTGTTCGTTTTTATTTTTCCGAAACAAGAATGTTTCAACCGAACCGTTCTTTCCGTGGAATCTCAGATATCCAAATCTCCCATGATCTCCATAGCAATATGCTATTTCCTTTATTTTTCTGAAAGAAGATGCTTTCGATGGCATTAAAAACTCGGACAACAAAAAACTCTTATCAGAATATAAAAGCTCCTGCCGGATTCCTTTTATTGTGGTGTTCATTAAAAACCTCAAATTTTCTTAAATTTCAAAAAATTTTCTGCATATCCGGTTAATGCGGATAGCTGATTCAATGTAAATCCAGGATGTTCCAGTACAACGCTGTCCGGTACAAGCAGTTCTACAGCAAAGGTATGTGCTTCAATCTCTGCCCTGTTTCTGTACAACGTGTCTGGTATCCAGTTAAAAAAGAAGTAGTCTTCCCGGTGCATCACGGCATGGCCCAGTTCATGAGCCGCTACCATCTTCTGTGTAGGTGTATCCAGATCACTGTTTATGTAAATGAAGCGTTCCCCCGCTATGGTTAAGCAGCATCCGAATATCTTACCTAAAGGCCCAACCTGTGTATATACCCCCTGTTGCTCCGCAATCTCAAACGGATCATTTGTATGGTATTTCTCCATTAGTTCTACGGCTGTCCTTTTTGCATCTTCCATGTTCTACCTCTCCTATTTTTTGCGCTGTTTGAATGCAAGCGCAACGGAAATCTTAATCTGGTTAAGCAGTAAATCTATGCTTTCCGGATCTGCGGGATGTCCGTCAAAGTATAACGGTTTGCCTTCCCCGCTTTTTAATAGTTTCTCGATGCGGTCAAACTCCGCTTTTAAATCAATATGCGTTTCTTGTGCAACGGCTTCCTCCTCTCCGTTGAGATAATCAACAGACACATCCAGATAATCTGCGATTTTTTTCAGCCTGTCATATGGAAATACTCCCTTTCTCAACTGTGAAATATACCCATTTGCAAAACCGAGGTCTTTTTCTAACTTAGATATAGGTATCTTTCTCTCTTTGCATATTGCTTTCACATTCTCAACACTATTCATGTAATACCTCCTAAATTTAGAGAAAAACCTAAAAAATAGTATTGACAAATTAGAGAGAACTCTATATAATAGGCTTGTAAGTTAGAGAAAAGCCTAAATACAGGAACCCTCTGAAATATGTCTCTCACAATTCATATTTTAGATTATTCTCTATGTAATGTCAAGCTATATCTCTAAAAATATACAGATTGGAGGTGGATAAATGGTTCTACGGAACATAGAAGATTTGTGCAATAAAAAAGGAGTATCAATAGCTCGCCTGGAAGCTGATAGTGGTATTGGAAATGGAACTATCAAGCGTTGGGAAAAATCAACGCCAACGCTGAGAAGTCTCCAGAAGATCGCAACTTACTTCGGAGTCGGCATCGAAGCTCTTTTAGAGGACGAGGAGGAGAAGTGAGAAAAGAAATCAAGAAGTTTCTTCACTGGTATTTTTTTGAACCACGAAAGACTTTGTTGGAGTGGTTTATGAAAAAATTCCCAAATACTCCAGTATATGCACCAGTAGCAGCTTTGCTGTTGATAATGCTTCGCCCAGAAGTGGAAACTTGTATACATCGTATCCAGCAAATAGTGCAACAACTGATATTGCTGTTGGGATTATGAATCTCATTCTTTCTTTGCGTTTGATGCGAAAGTACATTTTCCCAAATCTGTTCACGGAGTATCTGCCGTGATTCCGGTCAACCAGACCGATGCGGAAAAGATGGTCAAGTGTGCAGGAATTGAAGAAACGATCAGATTTTAAAATCAGCAGTAGCCGCATGGTTGCTTTTTCTGTGAAAGACAGCTCAATGTTTGAGAAATCAATGTTATTCATGGTGTATCTCCTTTCTCCAGACTTGGCATGGTGGTGCCTGTGTTTAAAGAATAGGAGTAATCATTGGAAAAGTCAACAGGAGGTGATTGGGGAGAAGTGAGAAAAGAAGACGAAACCTATCTATTTGATTACATCCGGCATTTGCAGAATCAAGTGAATCAGCTGACCATAGCGTTGCTGACCGGGAACAAAGATAGGTTGGAGTATCCAAAGGCTGTTGAGGTTCAGCCGGGAGAAAGGATTCCTGTAGGGCATCTGGCAGATGAATTACTGAACTTTCAAATTAAATAACCACTGGTTTTTATGAATAATAACCACTGGTTTCAAAAGTGAGAAAGGGGTGAAACAAAACGAAAAAACATCCTAAATTTGAGTATATTATCCCTGCGGTAGTAGCCAGTGTTGTAACAGTTTTAATCCGAGTATTAATAGGTTTGTGATTATGGACACAACAACAGGGATAAATACATCCTTGAAAAGCAGTTTTGTAAATTCATGTTTTCTTTCTGCTATGTAAGATTTTCCCTGTTCTGTAATTTTTACAGAAATCGGTTCGCCATACCGATACGAAACTTTTTCGCCGCTGAAATGTGGGAAAGATTCGCGGGAAATGCTGATAAAATGCTCATTGCACAGAAACTCAGAAATGATTTTTTCTTGATTTGATAAGGATGAATAACTCATTTCTTCACATGAGCAGATGCGTTTTAACAAGCAGAATTGTTCTTTATTCAGGTACATAAATATCTCTCCTTTTATAAGGAGTATAACATTACTTTTTAAAAACATAAACCACTGGTTTTAAATCTGAAAACCTAATGTAAATGTAAATGTTAATGTAAATGATAATGTAAATGTAAATATATAAAACCATTTGCCCGGAGCTAACGCGGTTACTCCGGCCCGTAAGTAGGCGCAACGTGGTAAACACATCAGAATAGCGTGGTACAGGAGATACGCACGACTTAGCTGTTTACGCACAAGATTGGATGCTTACAGGATTTTTGTTTACCAGAGCGGAGGTCTTATGCTGAGAAAAAAGACATACGCTGACGAAAAAGGGGAGAATGTCCAGATACTCCTTGATGTTATTAAAGCCCGCAAGCGTTTGGACGATCAGCGTATGGCGAAGATGGCGGGTATGAATCTGGCAACGTATCGGCTGCGGAAAAAGGACCCCGGCTCGATGCGGTTAAAGGAACTGTGGCCGTTGCTAAAGGCCGCAGGGATAACGGACGAAGAGAAGTCCAAGTTGATTTAACTCAATTTAATTCGTTTTTAACTCAATTCCGAGTTGAGTTAAGGCGGGAAAACTCAACGGAGGTGTGGAATGACATTATTTGGAGCCGGATTTATTAGCGGCGGTTTTGTGGTTTTTGTGGCTATGTGCGTAGCAACACTGAGAGCCAACGATAAGAAAGAGACAGAGGAGAAAAACGATGTGCAGATTTAAGAGCGGCATTATCTTGAAAAACAAGGTAGTTGTGGCACCTGGCGAGAACGACAGCCATTCGGACTTACTGGAGAGCCTGGGAATCAATGATGATTACTTTGGAGCAACGAATGTGTTTGTGAGAGCCGAGCTAGTTCCGGCCAATGATGAGTGGTGGATTGACCCGTCAGAAGAACCGGACAAATGGCGGTTTGTTGTAGATCAGGACATGAGACCGGAGTGGTTTGACGAGAGTGAGCATGAGAAGATCTTCCGTGAAGCTGTATGCGGCTGGTGGAAAGAGCATGTGTTGGTGGATCAGAAACTGGAAAAGCTTTCAAGCGGATACTATCGTCTTAAGCGCTGTGAGGTTAAAGCACTGCTGAACGATGTAAAGGTACTGTTAGACAGCTCACAGGTCGGCAAGATGTGGGACAGCTCACAGGTCGGCGAGATGTGGGACAGCTCACAGGTCGGCGAGATGTTTGGCAGCTCACAGGTCGGCGAGATGTTTGACAGCTCACAGGTCGGCGAGATGTTTGGCAGCTCACAGGTCGGCGAGATGTTTG